CGAAGGCGAAGCTTTGGATCAAAGCATCACCGGAATCAGGGCTTCGGCCAAGCTTGATCAGTAAGTCCTCTTTTGGAATGAGTCGTACTCGTTGGCCGACAAGATCATAAGTCAATGCGATCAGATCTTCTCGGAGGAGTGCGTACCAACCTCGTGGGGGAATGGAGAACGGGATTTGCCGGCTCGTGTTCGGGTACCGGTTGTCGGTGTGCCGGTCGGGGTTAAGCCGATCGTGGAGCCGCCAGGCGGCTTCGGTGCGCAAATTGGTAAATCGACCGGGTTCTCGCGGACGTCCCGCTCCCGCGTACCGGATGGCGTCCTTGAGTCCGACTTTTGCGAGATAGTTGTGGAAGGTCCGCCCGATCCCGATCCCGTCGTAGGAGATCCTGGAGACGTCAACTGCCCAGGCGCGAGCGAGGCGCGCGACTTCTTCCGCTGCTGAAGCCAGAGATAAAGCAGACCCGGCGACAAGATCGAGGATGCCATCTGAGTCCCTCACAAGGATTGCGGTATCATCCCGTCCGACCCCTTCGCCCAGGTCCACGGCAATCCGGCGACTACGATGTACGGGGTGGTTGGGCGGCAGGCTTGGCCGCCCGATAGTGGTTGCGAGATCGAGCCATGCGGGATCGATGAGGGCGGCTGCGGACACCTCGGGAATTTCGGCTCGGATGTGCGAGCGGACCCACAAGCTGTCTCGGCCGTAACGTCGGTAGCAGGCTTCGAGCCAGGTTCGGTCGGCGAGGCCATAGGGTGACTCTTCCCAGGTTGCGTGTGGTGATTCGGTCGAGGGGATCCGGATTGCACAGACGGCCTTGCGCGGCTCGATCCCCTCGGCCCGGTCGGTGTCGGCCTGCCTGATGAGATCGACGAAGCGTCCCTCGGCCCGGATCGGGTTGCCGATCGCCACGAGCTTGCTATATTTGAGCGATTCCAGTGCGTCCCAGATCTCGCCTTCGACTCCTGAAGCCTCTTCCACGATCACCAGCAAGTCTTTCGCATGCTGGCCGCTGGCCCGTTCCACGCTGGTCGTCGAGTAACCCAGGGCCTGCCAGCCGGGCCGCATCTCGACCATGGCGGGGCTGGCCTTCATGCCGCCGGTGATGCGAGGGCGAAAAGGCAGGCCGCAGCCGTCGAGCGCACGCCGGATCTCTTTCCTGGTGACGCTGCTCAGGAGGGTCTGCGAGGGGCCCCGTGACGATGCAGAGCGAGTCTTTCCGGGTATAAAGCCACCAGGGAACAAGACCGCCGACCCAGTAATCCTTGCCGATCGCATTTCCGGAGTAGACCACCGTAACCCGGTAGTCAACAACAGATCGGCACATTTCGATCTGCCGGCTCCAGTACGGTAGCCGGCCCAGGCAGACGTCGTTGAAGTAGTGCGGGTCATTCCAGCTCCGATTCAGGTGTGCCCGGGTTCGCTCGGTCGTGCTCTGCACTGGCAGCGTCCATTGCGTCGAGGTAGGCGGCGCCCGGCTCCGGAGGCGGCTTCTTCTGGACCTGGTCGAGCTCGACTTTCCCGAGCCAGATCAATATGGTCGCGTTGCCCTTCTCGGCCGCAGCGTTCTGCTGATCGAGAAGCCACCATCGCCGCTCCGCCCTTGCTCTGGCGATAATCTTCGAAAACTGTTTGTGCAACATGCGCTCGCTACAACCGGCGATCAGCGCAATGTCACTGGTGCTGCACCCAGCGGATGCGAGGCCGACGACGGTCACTTCCTCAAGTGTCTTCTTGGGTTGATCCATAACAGTGGCCACTCATGGGCTCTCGAGAACTTACTTCCTTGTCAGGTCAGACCGGAGAATTCGGGCGATTCTCTCGCATGCCGCAACGTACATCTGATCGAACGCGAACTGGACGCGAGAGCTGGGGTCTGTCTCGTGACTGCGGAGTTGCAGGAGGAGTGTCAGAGCCCGAATCCAAAGACGGCTCGCAACAGCCTCGTGCTCAAGGTCCGCAAAGACCTCTTCATCCGTTGCAGCCTCGTCAGCTTGGGGCTCGGTTGGGGGGCTGGTGTCTGGCACGGTAGCGCCTCCTCGGGCTGGGCCGCCGCGTGCCGCTCGTAGGTGACTGGCGCGGGGATGATGGCGCCGCCATGGATTGGATAGCAGATTGACAGGTGCCGTTCCGCAAGGTGCAGATGGCGATAGGTTGCAACTGGATTGCCGTCGCCTTCAGGAAAGACCCAATACCACGTCTCCGTCACCGGCTTGGGCTTGATCGAACGGTAGCCGGTAGTCAGGAAATACCAAGAAAGGAGCCGGCCGGCAATCCGCAGCCTTTGGTCTTTGCTGACTACTGACCACTGGCTACTGTTCGATGAGGGTGTCATCGTGCGCGCGCTCTCGAGAATCCAGCTTACCACGAGCCACAAGCTGATCAACGCGGCGATCAGTAGCATTGCTGTCATCGAATTGCTTCTCGCGCATCACTTTCATCTCTTCACTGAGCTTGGATAGCTCGGCCCATAGCTCACCGTTCTGCTTGCGGATGTAAACGAAGTTCTTAGTCCTCGACCGGATTCCGAATGTCCAGGCGACCGATCCAGCCCCGAGGGCGGTACCGATAATCGCTGCCCAGAGGTTGTCGTGGGTGACACCGAACACTACCGTTGCCACGCCGAAAAGCGATGCACCAACGGATCGCACGATCTCGGACGGTCGAAGACTGTCAAAAAGCAGCATCGCTCACTCCTTCGCTGGTTCGGAGAGCGGGATTTGAGGCATGAACAGGTGCCCGGCCAGGATGCCAGCCCAGAAGCTGAACACCATCGACGTCACCGGCGCGTGGGTAGCCGCCCACAGCATCAACTTGGAGATCGTGGCGTCGTTGTCGGTCCAGCTCATCCAGTAGTCAAACGCGCAGAGCGCCACACTGAAGACGAACAGGATGATCGCCGTCAGCAATCTCAAAGTAAACGTATTCATGATTCTTTCTGTTTTTATTGTGCTTCATTGGCGGCTTTGGCGACAGTGTGATGGGCTTTCTCGGAGGCTTCGGCGATCATCACACGGGCTTTCTCGGCGGCTTCGGCGAGCAGATTTTTCGCCAGGTCGCTAGCGTCCTGTATGATGATAACCGACTCAACCTCCGCCGCTTTGCGGCCCTCATCCCGACCTTCAAGCTGCCCCGCCGAGTGCGAAGCCTTGGCGGTTGCTTCGATAAGTTCAGATAGGCGGCTGTTTATCAGAACATGCAGCTCTTTGATTTTCAGCAGAGCGAGCATCGCCGGCATGCCGGCCGTGATTACCGCAATGATAGCGCCGACTACAGCTTCCCATGACCACATGTCTTGTCCTTGTGATAGAGCGTCCTGTGGAGCGATCGAGGATAGAGCGGGTTGAATTTCAGCAAGTCCACGGGGCACCGACACGGCGACAGGTAATCACACTCTGCCGCATCGGACGGAGCCGGAAACACTGCCCAGAACTGGAGTGCGGGACTTGGTTGCAGGGTGCGAATCATGGTTGCCCAAAGCGCCAAAGCACATAAACGCCATATCTCACCCCTTCGGCGGCGGAGCCGGGTAAGTATGGAGAGCCAAGTCTTCGGCACCGACGCAAGCCGCGATTCGTACCTGAATTCCATCCAGGGAAGGCCATAAGACACTAATCTGTGCTCCGTTGATTTCGGGCATCCAGCGATCCGGATATGTTATGCCCCTACAGGGCGTGTGTTCGGAATTCGGAATGCCGAATTCGGAATGAATTCAATTCCGAAATCCGAACTCCGAATACTGCACTCGTTCGGAGGCCCTGAAAGGGCGGTAACACGTCAGCACAGGGCGAAGCCCTGTCCCTCTACTTCGGGATTCCCTCGAACTTGGGCATTTCGCCCTGAACTGGAGCCGTCGTGAACCACGGCAAGGCGAGCTGGACCGCCGGCAGAAAAGCCGTGACCAGAGCCAGAATTGAGGTTGCCAAGGCTTCGCTGTTCTTCGTGGCAATCGCAATGCCGATGCCGCTGGCAGCCGCGATCATGGCGACAACGGAAAGGTGGACTGCCTTCATGGTTTCACCTCGCGCGGTAAAGCAGTGGGAGCCGGAGGAGCCGGTGTCGGTGAGCCGAAAATGGCGATTAGGGCCGCGAACGCCGCGATCACGTTTGGCCCATACGTCGTGAGCCATTGGAGAAGCGACGTCCAGTTGATGGTGGTCGCTCCGACACCTTGAGGATTGAAAGTAAAGTTTCCATCGATGTTCCCACTGGCGTCCAGGGAAACCGCGAAGCTTGGACTCGCTGCTACTGCCATGGTGATCTCTTTCTTCGATTGCGGAATGCTTCTAATGCGGAATGGGGAATGGGGAATTGGATTCATTCCGAATTCCGCATTCAGAAACTAACCTGCTACGGGTGGGGGGTCATTGATTGTTGCGGTCCAGTTGACCTGATAAACGCCAAGTTGGTATGTGCCGCTGAGCGTGTCAGGATCAGGCGTCGGGGTTGGGCCCGGCGGAGGTGGAGCCGGCGTGGGGGCTGGCGCTGGGAACGGGCTCGTGGGCCAAGGGTTCCCGCCGAGCTGGACCCAGAGCGGAGCAAGCTGGGTGTAGTGCAGGCCGTTGGGTGCATATCCCTGAGCGTTGAACCATCGCAGGGTGGCGACGGCGAACGCGGACGGATCACAGTCCGCAACGCCGGCCGTCGTGATCCACGCCCAAGTCCCCCACGTCTGGAGCTTGTATCGCCCCGCCGCGTCCACGCCGTTGAAGCAAATCCCGTGACCGGCCATCGGGTCGGGGATCGCGGGCGCGTCCCAGACGCATCCGGTCGCGAACTTGCTGATCCACCGCATCGGCACGGAGAGCTGGAACTGCACCCCTCCGAAGAGGTAAATTGCCGCCTGCATCAAGTTGGCATTGTTTGGATCAACGTCCACGCTATCGAAGACGCACGCGGCTGGAGTGCTGGCAAGCCCTTTCTTCCACTCGCCAAGAATCATGCCCTCGTCCAGGCCGTTGTCCCCACCGGAGAGAGCCAGGTAATCCTTGATGATCGTCGCATTATCGAAGACCGATTCCGTGCCGACATTGCCGGTGAACGTGTTGTCGCCATGACACGCCGCGGCGTACATGCAGTCGCCATACTGATCGTTGCCGTCGTAGGGGAACGACAATGCGTTGGCCTTCGTCCAGTCCACCGGGAGCGTGACGCTGGGCATCGTCGCCGCGAACAGCCCCAGCCGGTTCGAGGTCGGGTGTCCGTTCCGCATCGCGTTCCGGTCCATGAAGTGACCGAACCGCTCGGCGTGGGGAAGCCAAATTCTGTTCGTGCTCGCCGTGTACCGCATATCGGGGAGTTCCTGGTTGTTGGTTCTTGGTTCTTAGATTTGCATTTACTAGCAACTAACAACTAATTATGGCTTGTGCTCCTTTGGTCGCTGTTCACTGGGACCAAATAGCAGTTCGAGAAGATGGCCTAGAATGTTGTACAGCTAGTTTATGCAATCACCAAATCGTTGATAAACGCGGCGGTAAAAAACCTCGAGCCGGACTTCACGTCAGACGGCACCAACCATGCCAGGCGACGTTCACCATATCGTGAAGATGTCCATATCAGGACGACACGCCAGTGCTGGACAGGCCCGCCAATGATCGGCTCATGAATATTGACCACGGAGTCGCCGAGACTGATCATTTTCCCCTCACCTTGTTCACAAGAGACAGGATGTCGGCTTCGGAGCCCGGCAACGCCACGGCGTAGGCCAGCTCACCCGTACCGGCCGCCGACTTCTGGATGAACAGCAAGGCCGGAAGGCCGCTCTTGGGCAGGTGCGGAAGCCGGCTTGCAACGCTCGCGTCCGTGCTCTTGAAGGGCTGGGCATCGACGTCCTGGAGCAGCGCCGACGCTTTGAGGGTCGCACTGTTCAGCGCGGCCTGCTGAGCGGCCGGGAGCACCACGGCCGGGTCATAAACCGCCAAGGCCCAAACATGGCCGGTGAGTACAGAAACAGGAACCTGGACAGGCCCGGGTGGGACTGGCGTCGGGGCGGGGTCACAACCCAAG